TCAGAAACATTAACATCCACATCTTGATTATCCAAGGTAGTATCGTTATTGCTCATCATAATCCTCCAAGATTATCAGTTTATTTATTTTTTCTTAGTAGTTTTAACTACTGGTTTATCACTTTCCAATCTAGATAAAACTAGTTGTAAAGCGTTTAATTGTTCAATTAATTGTCTTACAATCACAGAACCTCGTGAACTTCTAATCTCACGATAAATCTGCTCTTCTTCGATTTTTAATTTATCAATAATATCATCCATCATTATCCTCCGTTTCCTTCTTGAATGCGGCATTGTCTCCAGCAATTGCTAATGCTTTAAACTGCCTATATACATCTTCAAGAGCAACACTTGTATTATAAAGTGTCTCTCTTAAATCCGACTGTCTTGGGTCTGTATTAGCCCAAGCTGTCTTATAGTGCTCTCTTACTTTATCAAAAGTAATATCAAAAGCTTTATTATCTATAATAACTTTAACTTGTTGCCCAAGCTCTACTTCATCCATTATATCCTCCATTATATAATTTAACCAATCTTAGTTGGTTTTCCAGTCTCTACTTCTAAAGCAATCTCTGCCTTATCTTTAGCAACTTGGTGCTCAAACTTAGCTTTATCTAAAGCCATATCAGCCTGTTTCTTCTGAATATCCGCAACCTGTTTCTGTAGTGTTAGAATAACCTTCTGTTGTTCCATCTCTACTTCTTTAGATGCTTCTTTCTTAGCTTCCTCTTGTTGTTGTGCAACCTGTTGAGCTAATTGTTGACCTTCAATAGTAGTAGGGTCAACTATAAAATCAGCCCAATTATCAATACCCATAGATTCCATTGTCTGTCTTGCGATATTAAATGGACCTTGAGGGTTAATAATAGATTTTGTTTCAGGGTTTGCGTATAGCATTGGCATAACTTGTGAAGCCAGTATACTCATATTTTCTTGAGTATTAGCAGCACTATTAGTACCAACATCGATATCCACTGTTAACCCTGAAAGGGGAATAAGGTCTTTTGGGGTTATATTGAAATAATCATAATCCTTTAAGACACTTTCCTTATTCTCTAAGATAAGGTTATATACACCACGACACAGGTCTTTAAAACCTGTCTCAGCAAAACGTCTCGCTACATAGGATATACGTTTTTGCGAAGCTTGTTCAACCATAGCAATCTTACCAGCAGAGTTACCAGAATCAAATAGTTTCTCATTAACTCCTTGTGCTGCTCTGGTCATACCAGTAGCCATCTCCTTCTCATTATTCATATACTCTAACAAAGAGAATGTAGAAGGGGATAGGTTATTAGGATTCATTGCTTGTACTGCTGCCACTGGACTACCAATAGTAGGTACAACCTGATGTGGCTCAGGACTTTGTAAAGCTCTAAAATCTACAATATTAGGGTCTGCCAGTACTCTACCATAGTTAGTAAGGTATACATTTTCAATCATACCTCTAGTGATAGCGGTTTTAACCTCTGTTGCAGAACGTGTAGCATCTGCAATAGATAACCCGTGAAATGCATAAGGAATTTCAATAGGATTGATTGAAGCTAGTGGTATTGAATCAGCATACTCTTCTAGTAGGATATTATCACCTACAACAATAAAATGCTTTAATTCAGCAATACCGTCACCATCTCTGTCAATCTTTAACCAACATTCGTTTACGACTACCTCTCGGTTAGCCTCACCCATAATGTCATCTTCCCATCTTTCCCAAATACCGTTTATTGATTGTCTATTGAAATCTTCTTCAGTATTAGTAATTCTATCTGAATCAGCAGCTTCAATAATAGATGAATCTACCTTGAAACCTTGTTCTCTTAAATCAGATAGAGAAGTCTCAGTTTGAATACCTACGAAAGATGCATCATTAATAGTGGTAGCACCCCTACTAATCATAAAACTTTCTGGTGGGATATTATCTAAAGTAATCTTAGAAGTATCTACAGTACGTCTTATTTTTAAAGACTCATAGAAATCTACTTCTATACCATCAACTACTTCACTAGATGTAATCATTTCAATTACTTCTACTTCATCATCCATAAGAATAGCATCTACTTCTTCAGCAGTTATATTCTCATATTCTTCAACTTTAAACTCTTCACTCTCGTCCCATCTCCACCTGATGACAGCATTTTTAAACATTAATGCAGCTTTAATCCAAGTGTTTAAGTCTACCCAACCGTTGTTTTTAGTAAAAATACAATCATTAGTAATAGTGCTTGCAATTGAAGCACCAATAGATTCTTTAGGGTTAGAAGGATTAAACTTAGCTATCCTTTGATTAGATAACATAAGCTCGGAGATAACAGCCAAGTAGCTATCGATAATCTCCATTGTGTCTGAAGTAACTACTCTAGAGACACCATTGGGTTTTAATTTACCCTTAGGTTGTTGAGTATAGTAATTTATAGCCTCTTCTCTCTGCTCCGATAAGTCACTTCCAGAAGCAAAACTTCCTACTGACTTATTAATAGAGTCATTGATTATTGAGGTTACTTCCTCATCACTGACTTTTTGTATTTTATCTGTCATAGTTATATCCAGTTATTTTCTTGGGTAGGTATAAAAGTATCCTTAAATCCTACTCTTGTTGTTGATAATTTATCTGAGTGTGTTCTATAAACTTCAGCAGCAATAGCTAAAGCCATAACAGTATCATCGTGACTGCCTATAGCTGCATTAGTATGTCCTTTATCATCAGCAACATAATCTCTTAATTCAGCTACTATCTTTTGAGACCAAATAGCGATATCATCAGAATCAATCCAGTTCTTGAGATTACCAATAATAGCAGGTTTAGATGCAGATGTAGTTCTAAAACCTAATCTTACACCTTCTTCATTACTGATATTACCAATCTTAGTTTGATGATATAAATTCACATAGTTCATATCTTTTAACTTCTGTAGAGTAGAAATACCAATAGTATTGGATTCTACAGCAAGTAAGGCATTATTATAATACCTACCAAGATAGAATAAATCCTCTCCAAATCTAGAGGGGTCTATTCTGTTATTTCTATATAAGGCTACTACTTCTCTTTTAGAGTTCATAACCACTGCTGTAGAGTAGTCACCACCCACACCTAGAGATACATCAGCTCCAATAATAAACTTCTCTTCAAAACCAGGTGGTTCCCATATTTCTAATGAACCTTCCCTTTGTTCTTCCCAAGTGTGCATCTTGTGGTCTAAATCCCTAATGGACTCAGCAGGTTTAATTTCAAGTCTATCTAGTTTCTCTACATCAAATACGTTCTTACCTGATACTACAAAAGCCTCATCAGCCGTTGATGGGTACTCTTGTCTGAACTTAGCTTCTCCACCCTCACCAATCTTCATTCGTCTCCAGAAGAGTTGACCATCTGTTAAATCATATTGTTCAGCAAGTGAGTCTTCTTCTTTAGTCCTGATGAAGTTCTCAGGAGGTTCCATAGTGTATTCCTTAGTCATAAACCAAGGTAGGAAGATAGGAACATAGTCGTTCTCACCTCTCTCAGCAGTCTTCCACATTCTATAGAAGGCACCAGTAGCACCATTAGCAGTAGACTCAAGAATAATCTCAGTACCATCAGCACTAGATACACCTTGGAATAATCCTGCTAGAATCTTCTCATCATTCTGCCAGAAACCACACTCTGAACAATGTAGGATAGTAGGAGTAGTACCTCTACCAGCCTCTGGAGAACCAGCAGTGTATAGTCTATAACCAGAATCATTATGTGAGAATTTAATCTCTTTAGCATTTGATTTAACTAACTCAGGTTTAAATAAGTCTGACATCCTATCGATATAGTTTCTAGACATAGTGAAGAGGGCATCTGAAGTAGCTGAGTCGTGGGCAATCACTACAGACCTCGTATGGGGTGCATAGTAGGTCTTCCAAAAGACTCTACCAGCTGTGTAGGTTGATATACCTTGTTGTCTAGCTTTAAGTACTAATGCTCTTACTCTTCCTTTAGTTTTCAATTGTTCTTCTACTTTATCGTGTATCAGTTGTTGAGCCTCATTAAACTCAAAAGGGACATAACCTTGAGTAGCATCTTTAGTAATGATTCTTAGTTGGTCCTTAGCAAAGGATTTAAAATCATCTCTATACTTCTCTTTCTCTTTTCTATTATTAAGCTCTTTCTGTATTTCAATCTTCTTAGCTAACTGAAGTTTATACTCTTGTTGGTCTTTTATGTCCATAGTAATACCCTCCAGTATTATTATTGTATGATAGGTGCTGGATATTAGGGATTTGCTCCAGCGTACAAGTCGGAGGGTTCCCTAATCCTTATTATCATCCAATGATGATACCTCAGTAGGCTCTATATCAGTAATATCTTCTAATTCAGCCTCTAGTTGTTCTATTGTCATTTCAGAGACCTTAGTGACCCTTTGGTCTACTTCAGTCCTAGTCTTCTTCCCTTCAGTATATTCTCTGTCTTCTGCTACAGCTTTATAAGCCCTATCGAACAAAGTAGGGTCTCCAGGGTCTTTAACGAAGGTAGCAAAAGC